ACTTGTAATATACGATTTTATTTCGTTATGAAACTCTAAAGCTATGTAATTATCGCTTGGACTTACTTTTTTAACATCATTAAACACTAAAGAAGGTGTACTTGGAAGATCTGCTTCTTGAAAACCTCTCCAAATATAAACTTCCACGTTAACTTTTTGTATATTAATATCTGAATTTTCATTATAAAAGTTAAAATGAACTGGTGATTCAGCAAAAAAGAACTTATTTTTAGTATTTATATCTGTCAATATAGGTGCAAATGAGTTATAGTCATCCGATACACTATCGACAACATACGTTACATCTGCATTTGTTTCTAATATTTCAAATAAAAGTACATCATTAGGTGCAAATATAGTAACTACATTCAAATTACTTGACACTTGGTATCCTGTTCCGTTACTTCCATAGTCTAAATTGAAAGCTGATGCGTAAGCCGTTGCGCTTGATTCACCAATAATAGAAGTAATTGGTAATATTTGAACCTGTTTAATAGTGGTTCTAATTGTTTTAAACGTTTCAAGTAAGTAAATAGGCAATAAAGGTATAGAAGGATTAAGCATTTTTATTTTAACATACTTATCGACTATTAAATCCTCATTAAAGGTTATCGTTATTTTTGATATTGCCATCTTACTTTTTTATTATTGGACTGACTAATAAAGCCATCATGTTTTTAATTATAACCTTTGTTGCTTCCGGAACGTAATCACTAACTGAATTAGTAAGAGCCGTATTTTTTAATCCTATTCTATTCTTTGGTGTTGCTTGACCTTTTGGAGTGTTATACTTTCCGTAATACACTTGCGATACAATTAAAGTATCAAATGGTTTAACTCTATAATTCCCACTATCTCTTAAGTGATTCTTTTGTAAGTTAGATACTTTAGATTTTCTAGCAGCCATAACTGTAACCTTACGACCTAACTCATCTAATCCTTTACGAATCACTTCCTCAGTCTCACTCTCCTGTATCGTTTTTCTTTTTGCCACGTAGTTGATTTATTAATGCGGTTATCTTTGAAGTACTGCCTATTGAACTGCTTATACTTGATCGTTTTATTTTTCTTCCTGTTCTACTTATACCTGTTGCCTGTGCTATGTTTCCCTCTTCATCTTCTAGTATAACTTCCCATTGAATATCCTTTGGAACTAAGTTTTCAGCTATCTGAACCAACCTAGAGTTGTTATTATAAACACCATATACAACCTGTCTAAACTCTAAACTTCTATTCTTACCGACTACATCTCCACGAATTGAACGTTTAAGATAACCAGTTTCAATGTGTGCCGAGCTTTTAGCTTCACGAACTACATCTCTAACAATCTTTTTTAGTTCAGCATCGGTGTAATTAGCCATTGAATATAATAACAGGTTGAGTTATGTTAACCTCACTAACAAACGCACCTTTTAACTTGCTTACTTCTGCTGCTTGTTTTGGATTGTGTGCTGCTACGATAAACGATTTCTTTTCGTTATAAACTTTATATACTCTCATTTGTATTGTCTTTTATAAATTGAACGATTGCTTTTGCTTCTTTTTGGTTCTTTGCATATCCTGTGTTAACTAAGATATTTGCCAATTCTTTTGTTGCCATCTTAAATGTTGTTTTGATTAATGTATAATGTTAATTCGAACTTAACACCATCTAAAGCATTACGTTCGTCTTTTCTTTTAAATTCAAAATCAGAAATACTATTATCTAATATTCCAATATTATAATCGTTGTGAGTTTTGTATAACTCCATAATGAAGTTGTTAGCTATTGAATCGCAAATATTAATATTATCAATGTAGTTAGTGTCATTCATTAACTTACTAGGTGTTGCAATCTTACGATCATCTCTTTGATTAAATATTTCTATTTGTATTTTGTAAACTCGCAAATCAATCGCTGGACTTGGTGAGTTAATTAAATTAATAGAAACCAAAGGATAAACATTTTCTTTTTCAGTATCAACGACATCATCATCTTTAATTGAAATTGTATTAACCAATGGCATAGCTTCAAATACTGAAACTGTATAATTTAATATGTTACTTAATTGGTGTGCCATTTACTTTACTTTTTCTATTATCTTCTGACCTGTTAAATAATTAGCCCAAAAGAAAAAATCATTTACTTTCCATTGCTCTACTGCTTTATATTTTGTAAAGTCGCCCTTACATACAACATCCATTAAAACAACATAACTTCCATATCTCTCTACAAATTCTTTTCTTAACTCGCTTCCTATGGTTTCCTTTTCAGGCTCTCCATATTGCGGAGCATTAAAAATCCAATCATTCTCATCTACTAATTCTGCTTTTTGCCTTGCGTATTCCTTTAATATTGGTTCAAGGTTATGAACGTAAACAGTTTGAAAGAAATATTTATTTACAAATATACTACAAAAATTATAAAAATCTTCATTTTCTAAATAATTTTCACAATCAACGAACTGATTAAATGTTAAATCTTTTATTCGTTTGGTCTTTAAAGGCTTTTTACTTGTTATTCCAAACTGCCATTTACTAATAAAGTCTAACTCTTGAAAGTCTTTTTTTCTTAATAGCTCGAATTTTTTTAAACTTATACCAAATATCATCTTATTTTCCTCTTTGAAAATGTTTATACTTATCGATAAACATCGCAGTTAATATATATCTTAAAACATCGGATGCGTGACCGAATTCTTGATAACTTTGCCCTGTTACCTTATCCTTTATTACTTTTTTATTAACCTTACCGTTTTCATCTTCTGTACAGTACTGATAATCATTTATTGAGTTTCTACACTTTGCATCAACTCCAAATGTAATTCCGTCAACTTCTCCAGCTAGTATGTCATTAGTAAAGTTTCTTGACATTAATACACTTGGATTAGCTCTTGGAACTCTAAAAATAGGTTTCATTTTTAATAAATAGCCCTTTATCAATAAATAAAAGTTTTGACCTTTCTGAAGTTTAGTGTCTGCCTTCTTACTTGTTGCATCACCATAAATAAACAATCCATGTACGTTTCTGTCATATCTCTTTAAAAACTCCTCGCAAGTATCTTTTAATGTGTTTAAAGGATCTTTCAACATTATCTCATCAATCTGTCTAAGGTTTCCGTTTTCTAATTGAAACACATTACAAGTTAAGTATGGCAATACATTCTCATCAAATGAAATATGAATCGGAAGCTCAGGGTTGTAGTTGAAATTATCAACGTGTTTTTCTGTTTTAAACTGTTTTAAGAACTCGCCTCCTGTTCTTAGTTTACCCCACATACCTAATGCGTAGATATTATAATAATTTACATCTAATACCTTGTCCTTTTCAAAATCAGCGATTACGTGTTTATCAATAAAACCCCCTCCTTTACCATCTCCAACAATCCAAATATTATCCAGGTAGCAAGTTCTTAAGATAATCATATCACCCTCAGTGTTTACTTCTTTACTTTGAATCTTTGATGGCTGCTCTATTAACACTTCATTATCAAATATATCAGTTTTGATAAACGACATTTCACTTACTGGATTGAATATCCCAATTATTTGTTGACCTACTGAACCCCTTAAACGTTTTTTAACTTGTTTGAAGTCTGCTAAGTCAAATTGAGAGAACTCCTCTAGGCATATTTTTTTAATTCCAGATAGTCCTTTAATCTTTTCGCTATCATCTAATCCTTTGAACCTTGTATAGCTGCCTGTTAAATTACATTCAATGTAATGCTTTTGAATCTTAAAGTATTCTGTCAACCCCCAATCTTCAATTATTTGCTTAAAGTCTTGGAATATTGATCCTTCTATATCTGTTGAGTACTTACGAAATATCAAAGAATTATTATCTTTATCTTCTAACATATAGTTTATAGTACGCTGCACATAAGAATAAGTTTTTGAAGATGAAGATCCACCATATACAAAAAGGTATCTAATATCATTGTTATTAAATACCTCATCTATTTCGTGATAAATATTATTAAATATTCCTTCTTCAAACTCTATACTTTCGATCATAGTCTTTTTCTAAATCTTTATAAACTTCAACTACTAATTTAATAGTTAATTCACTTAAAGATAATTCATTTTTAGAACTTAACCAACTAAACAAATATATAGGATAAAAGAAAAAACACTTTACTGAATCCTTTTTAATGCTAAGAATCAAAAAAGATTTATTAATTTTAATTATCTTCATTTCTTTTAACTTTTATAACTAATTTTTGCGGTTTAATATCAGTAACTTCTTTTTTATCAACTAGCCCTTGTAGTCTTTGCGTTATACTTGGATTAAAAATATTAGTCATACCGCCTTCAATTTGATCCTCGTCTATTTCGTCTTTAATCACGCGACAGATTGTAATATATTCGCTATATCTATTATCTGGATTATCAAAATATTGTTTAACACACCCTACTTCTCTCCTGCAATAATTAAAAAATCCTTTATCAGTTAACGGTCTTTCTTTTTCACGATAGACCATATTAGCATCCTTTCCTACATAGTCTTGAACTAATTTAGGGAAATCTTTAACACTTTTTTTATAATCTAAAAAGAATTGCCAAAGTATCTCAGGACTTTCTATGTATTTATTTTTAGCCATTACTTATATTTTTTAAACAAACTATTAAAAAAATCAATAATTCTAAATCTTAATAAATAAACTGCAAAAGACAAAGTTTCTTTATAGTTTATTGCATATTTAATAGGAATGTTATTTTCTTTACAGTACTTAAATAGTATTTGTTCTTCTGCCATTACTTACAAGTTACTTTATACATTGTTTGCACTCCTTCAATTACTAACTCACTTAATATTAAATTATCTTTTAAACAGTCATTAGAATAATATTTAACCTCTTGACCTGTCCATTGGTAAGACCCTTCTATTTTAATATATTCTCTAGTAACGCAATCACAATTTAATTCTTGTTTAGGTTCTGTTTTTATCTCATCTGGAGTGCATCCAACAAAGATAAAAGATAGTAATAGTATTTTAATTATTGTTTTCATAATGTTTGTAAATTTATGCATTAATATTTACTTATGCAAGTTTGTTGTTATAAATCTCATTTGCTTTTTCAATTGCTTTGTCGGTTGCTTCTTTGCGCGATTTAAAAAACCTTTCAAATATTTCTTCATTAAAAGAATAACACCAATCTAAACTACTATCTATTCTTTTCGTATAAATACTTATTTGAATATAAATTCCAACCGAATCAAAGAACTCAATTATTAATGCGTTTAGTTGTATATTATCTATACCTAAATAAGAAATAAAAAAATATTTTTGTTTGTGAATTTTTATTAAGCTCTTTCCAAAAGTAAACTGGCATTCATTTAATATCCAATTCTCAAAATCTTCTCTTGTTTTACCTGTTAGTTTCATAATCAATAATTTTATTTATAAGTGAGGATATTTTTGACTTGACTATCTTGCTTTTTATAAAAACACCTCCTTCGATTTCTCCTGAATCATCTGATTGTCCTTCTTGTTTAAATTCGTTTTTTTTAATAAGATTTTGCAAGTGCTTTAATTCTTTTAGTATTTCATTTTTCATAATTTATAGTTTTAATATTTTTCTTTTTCTGTCATAACTCATTATTTTTAACTCCATTTTTCAAATACTCCTCTGGTTCTAATTTATCAGTTGGAATATTATAATGTGAAATGATTAATTTAGCTTGTTTTCTTAATCCTAAGCGTTCTATTTCTGAATAGCAACAAATCCTATAAGTCGAAATAGTTTTGTCTTTAGAAACGTTTATAATAAGATAGCCTGTAATTTGTCTTTCTTTTACTATTGTTTTGATTGTATAGCTTTGAGCCGTTGCAATAGTCGTGAATAATAATGTGAATAGTAGTGTTTTCATTTTATAAAGTGTTATCTGTTAATTCTAAGTTATAAGGAATTAAATCCTCGATTGTTTCTACTTGTTTAGGTAGTTTTGTTATTATTTCTTCAAAGTGTTCTTCAATTTTTACTTTATCATTTAAAAAATGAATGTATAAATTTGAATTACAAACACATTCTATGCTTAACACCTCAAAACCTTCAAACAAAATTTTTGCTTTTGCTTGTTGGTATTGTAATACTTCTTCTACTACTTCTTTTGTTCCATCAAACAGTTTTATTTCTATATGAAATAATAGATTTTCAAAGTCTTTCGGCTCTTCTAAAACATTTCCATCTTCATCACAAGGTACAAACATACATAACTCTAAAGGTTGTGTAATGAATTTTGCGTAGAAAATTGGATCTTTAATCCCATGATTTTCTAAAACATAATACGAAATTTTTATTAAGTTTTTCATAATCTAATTTATTAAGTTATATTTAGCAATAAATAAAGAACTCTACATTCCATTCTTTATCATCTTCATTTTCTTTCCATTGTAATATTTTTAACAAAGGATTTTCTGAATTTTCAAAACCCCATTCTGTAATAACTTCTGGATGACCACTTGAAAAATGATATCCATTTCCAGTCATGTCAGTAAATGATGAATGAGGTGTTAATTCTTTTTTGTGTTTTGCGAATATTACCGCATAAACTTCATTTGATGTTTCTTTCCACATAATCTTATTTATTTTAGTTGTTATTTCTTTAGCAAATATACAACAAATTATTTAACACGCAAATTATTTATGTTATTTTTTTATTTATTTTTATGATATCTAACAAACTTAATCGAATTAATAGATAATACATTACATTGTTTTGTATTTGTCAATGGTCTATTTATTATATTTCTTACTGTTTGTTGTAATATACATTCACGCTCTAGGTATTCTTGTATTTCGTCTTTAGAATGGGATCTCATCATTTTCGTTTGTGTTATCTCCAAAAGCCTCACTTAATGTTGCTACTGGAATTGGTTTACTTTCTTCTGTTGGTTCTTTGTATTCATTCTTTACAATTCCCCGCTCCTTGTCTATTCGACTAAATGGGGTAAATTCACCAAACAAATATCTATTTGCTTTAAATTCAAAACTAATATTATCTACTTCGCAAGGCCTGGCAACTAACTTTTGTTTCTTTATCTTTTGTGAGCCAAAGACTACTTGTGTACATCTAAAGTCTAACGCTCTATTCGGCCTCCAGATAAATAAAACATTATCGGCTTTGTCTGCAAATGTACCACCGCCCTTAATATTGTTTAAGTTTGGTTTATGGTATCGACCACCGTCTTTATCGTTTGGCCTAGCGGTATTTTGATGAGCAACTAAGTGAATAGATATATTATTTTCAACTGCAAATCTTTTTAAAGTGGCCATAAATCTACTGATATATAAATCCTCACGTTCTCCACCTCTCATTAAATGCTCTATTGTATTGTATGGATCAATTATTAAATGCTCAATTCCTTGCTTTCTAACTAGAAATTTAACCTTTTCAAAAATAGTTTCTAACTTGAAATCAAAATCTGGATATATTAAAAAGAAATGTTTGTTAATAAAACTACTAGCGTTTAAATATTCAAGCTCCGACATCTGTAAAGCACCATAGAACTTATCTGATGTCTTACCTACTAACATTTCTATTAAATCATTGTAAAAGTCATCCATAGGCATATTTTCAGGACTAAATACTGCGAACTTATCTTTATCAAAGTACGCCTTAATTAAAGAAAGTTGATTTAAAAATAAAGATTTACCTTCATTTTGGTAACCAGTCCAAACGTTAACCTCTCCTTTTCTCCATTTCCAAGCTTGATCCACATCATCAATATAAGTAGTTTCTCCACGTTCTAGGCCATTTCTAAAGCCTTGAAGCATAGAACCAAAACTATCATCTAAAGTAAAAATTCCCTCAATCTTTACATCTTTGGCCGTTACTAATAATTGCGATAATTCAAACGCACCATATTTAATTAGATATTCGTTTGCATCTTTGCAATCATCAAAGTCAACTATCTTACATTTTTCAGCTCCAAACCTTCTAATTAATTCTTTTTGTAAACGTATTCCGTTGTTATCAGTATCAACTGCTAAAAATATAGTTTCAGCATTTTCGAAAACATCATAACAAGTTGTAATACATTCAAGTTTCTTATTTACGTTATTATCGTTTTCATTAGGTGCGCCTTGATTAACTGATGTATGATTTGTAAATCCAGCAACTTCAAAACTTAGTGCATCAAATTCACCCTCACAAACTATTATTTCTTTTTGGCCTTTTATACGGTCTAAGTTATACATTATTGGCTCGGCCTCTTTAGCTTGAAAGAATTTCTTTTCTTTGATTAACCTTGTTTTAAAGTTTATCAGTTTGCCATCACGAAAATAAGGAAATACAATACCACCACCATCAATAGTCATTGCTATCTTATTTTCTAAAATAACAGATTGATTTATATTTCTGCTCTCAAAAAATTGTAAGGCCTCAGTACTTAACTTTGTAATATTTGGTTTAACTGGTAATTTATAAGTTACAATCATTTTATCTTGTTTATATTCTGTTTCGGCCACACATCCTTTCCATCCGCACTTATGGCAATTATAAAGGCCACTATCTAAATTTATTGAAAGACAAGTGTCATTTATATTTGTTTTACCAACCTTTACGCAATTCGGACACTTACATTTTTGTTCTGTTCTACTTCCTTTTACTTGTACGCCTAAAGCATAAAATTTATCGCTAATCGTCATATTTCATTGCTTTTTGGTTAGTAGTTGTGCTTGTGTTAATAGATTCAATTTGTGAAAACTTATCTAATTTATCCGCCCTAGATATAAATTCAAGTGTTAAGTACTGATGATTATTTTTAATATGCCAATCATCATTATAACAATTTTTAATCGCCTTGAATATATCTTCTTTAGTAAATCCATCTTTTAACCTTGCGTTAAATTGGTTTTTCGCCTTAATAGAAACTACTCTGCATTTTTTATTAGTGGTGGTATTAAAGAATTTTAAAAGGGCATCCCAATTTATTGGGTTTAAATTATTATTTATCTTATTTTCTTTTATTTCATCTTCTCTTATGGCATCGTTTTCGCATTGCGGATTTGATGCGGTCGCATTGCGCTCGCTTTCAGCCTTTAGTTTACGGCGCTTTTCCCACCCTTCTTTAGCGTTTTTACTGTTTTGTTTGCTAGTATCTTCAAATTCATTTAGTTGTTCTGATAAGAATTTTATAAAAATATTACCATCTAAAACCTCAATTATTTTATCATCGCAAAGCGGATTTAATGCGGTCGCATTGCCAGCGCATAACTTTTGTATAGCTAATTTTAAAGGTAAATCTCCAAGTCTTGACCAGTACATACTGCACAAGTCAATAAATAAACCTTTATCTTCTCTTGATAACATTTGTATATTACCGTTTTCCCATTGGTTAGGTTCAAATTTAAAGTATGGTAATTCTTTAGCCATTCGTTACCTCGCTTTCTGTAATTTTATTAATTTCAGTACGTAATGTTTTAGCGAACTTAATTGCGGTTGATTTATCTAAATGAATACATACTCCACTAGTATTTTTTTGGTCTTTATCTTCTGCAAAAATAGATATAATACCGCTCATTTCTTTAACTTCAATAGTTTGATTGTCATTTAACCAATCATAAAATTTTAATTCAAATTTTGCCATAATAATAAAGGTTTTAAGTTCCAGTAAACTATTAAGTTAATTAAATGACAAAACCCCTAAAGAGCCATCACACATCTTTAAGGGTTTGTCGTTGCTATTACTAGCAAATTTCTTAATGTAAGTGATGGTTTACAGTTACAAAGATAATCAAATCTAATTAATAAACAAATTTATTTTTATAAACTTTCAACTTTAAATGCGTGAAATCCTACTTGATACGCTTTGTAATAAAACTCTTTGTATTTTTTTAACTTCTTATAGTCATCAATTAGCATAGTTTTAATAGCTACGCATCTGTTTGACTGTTTGTTTATTTTAACAACTTCTACTTCAATCATAATTCTTTAGTTTTTAGTTCCGTCAAAAACAACGATCATACTATCTTTAGTTCCTGACTGAGTTTTACCATGTTTATTTAATGGTAAATAAAAATTACCTTCGTTATCTAATTTTCCAAATTTAATTCTGCCTTTTACAAATTCAATCTCACTTGCATTTGGCTTGATCCATTCGTGAAATAATTTTGTACTTGTTGATACAGGAATAAGAAAAACAGAAACTTTTCCTTTTTTCATTTCCTCAATTGCTTTTTTTACAAATTGCTCTTTTAGTTTTTTACTATAAGGAGGATTTACAAAATTTGATTTTCCCCATTCAACTTTTAATCCATCATTTACAATTTCATTTTTATTGTAAGGACAAGGATCAAAATCAAAATTAAATTGTTTATTCAATTCCTCGTAAAATTCTGGAGGAGTTACATAATTATCATCGTTGTTAATGTGTATTTTTTTCATAATTCTTTATTTAGTTTCTTAATATTATCTCTAATCTCTTTTAAATTTTCTAAATTCCATACTTTAGAAAATTGTTTATCTACTCCAGCAAGTTTAACTAATTTATCATAACTTTCTGTTCCTATTCTGTTAGGCAGATTTAAAGCGTAGTTGTCGAAGTTACTTTCTAAATGTCTATTGCAATATAAACACTGTCCATTAATATTATCTAAATTGAATTTAAGAGTTAAAAAGCTATTTGCTGAGTAGTGGTGCCCAGCTTCAAATGTTTTTTCGTGTGGTTTATTGCAACTAATACAAGGTTTACCCTCGTCACGTTTTCTGACGTATGCGTGAACTTGTGTTTTAGTATTTAATAAAGATGCAGTTAGTTTTTTTTCATCGTTGTATTTACGCTCTACAACTGCAAATTCTTTTTGTTGCTTTTGTATCTTTTTTTGTTTTTCTTCCTTCACCCACTCATTAAATGCTTTTATACATTCATCATCCGACAAACAAAACTTTTGATTAAAGTACTTTGCAATGAATTTAGTATTATGGTACTTACATTTTGGCATAAATATATTTTTTAAGCGAAAGTTTTATTTTTATAAGTTGTTGTAAATTAAATATTTATAAATAGAGGTTCGTACATATGCGAGTTATAAACAATATTAAAACGGTAGATTACCATAATATTTTTTTGTTTCAACTTCTTTTTCAATATCTTGTATTTGGTTATATAAATCAACAATAAAATCTTTTGAAATATAAACTTTTGCAATACTATTGTTTTCTACTCTTTGATAAAAACTTAATCCATCAACTACTCTATTATATTCAGCGTCTTCGCTTTCAACTGGATTTTCTGTAGTTAACTTTAAGTTACTTGAAATATTTACCTCGTGTTCTAAATTGTAATGTTTCATAATAAATACTGTTTATAACAGCCGTTTAGCAAGATTAGTGCATCAGGCTTAATTAATAAATAATTTTGTATCTGTTTTAATTCGTGAATACTCGAATGATTAGTTTTTATTTGGCACTAACCTCGCTAAGCGGCAAAACGTTATGCAGTAATTAATTTGATTTCATATCCTTACCACAAAGCTCACATCTGTTTCTAAAGGTATAACTCATGCCATTTGCCTCAATTACTCTATGGTCGCAAATTAACTTCCCTTCAGTACTGCTAACAGCGGTTTTGGACTTATTGCCTAATTGGGCTAATCTGATTAATTCTTTAATATATTCTGACATAGTTTTAAATTTAGTGATTGTCTTGTATTTGTCTCGGCAACAAGTCAAAGCCGTTTTCCGTTATCTCGAGTTGTTACGTTCGTTCTTTAAAAAAGAAATATTAGTTCTAATACTATCTGAACACCTGTAACCGCTTTCTAATATTCTACGTAGCATATAAAGCTCAGGAACTTCAACTTCTGCAAAATTAACCGCTCTTGATACAGTCATTTTCTTATCGGTTGTTAACTCATAAATTCTTTGCTCATATTTCTTTTTAAAAATAGATCGTTCGCTTTCTAAATAAAACAAAGTAGTATTTATTTTTTGTAAAAGATAGTTTAAATTTTCCCCATCGTTTAGACTTATATCATCATAAGCCTGTATAAAAGAAGTAAGGTTTTCAAGTGTTGTTTCAAAGTTATTCATATTCAAATGTATTAAAAAAAGCTGATAAATACAAATACTTATCAGCTTTAATGTTAAACTAAATCAAATGTTTTAATGAGCAGTTTGATTATTGGTCGCTCGTTAAAAGGGTAAATCATCGTGTTCTTCTTCCTTAAAGTTATCAGCTTCTTGAAATTGTGCTTGTTGTGTTGCTGGTGCAGATTGTGCTTTAAATATCTTCCAAGCGTCTAATGTATTAAACCATCTTCTTGCGGTTTCAGGCTCTCCATCTTTCAAATAACTACGCCCTTGTAAATTAAAGTCAATATCTACAAAATCACCCACTTTGTTATATTGCAAAAACTTATCTGCTTTATCTTGTTTCACATCAAATTCAACCTCTTGCGGGTAAGTATCATCAATCTTTACTCTGAAAGATACTTTTTTAAATGTATCTGTAATTTGATTAAGTTCTCCAATGCTTACAATTTGTACGTTTTTTAATTCCATTTTTTAATTATTTAAGTGTTAATTTTAATTTATCTTTTAATTCTGCTAAACTATCTTTGATTGTTCCAGCTGGTATTGTAGTCCAATTTACACCAAGTTCTTTTAATGTTTTAGAACTTTCTAATAAATCTCTATATTTTTTACCGTTGTCAATTGGTTTATTAAATTCTGCGTTCATTTCAGCAACATATCTAACATCATCAAATTTACCCATAAAAATATCTGCGTTAAATCCAAGTTTAGAAATTGCTTTTGTTAAGGCATCTGTTTCAATTTTCTTTGCGAAATTATCATCTACCATTGTCAAAGCCCTATCCATATATAATTTGCATGAGTTTATAATTTCAAACTCTCCATTTGGAAAAAAGAACGTTCCTTTAAACACTACTAAGTTACATTTTTCTACTAAATCATAACTTAATTTAATATCTTTAAATCCCCATTTTTCACCGTATATTCCAAACTGTTCTGTTACTTGCATTATTTGATATTGTGGTGCAATTGCAGTTATTTCATGCCCTCCTATCTTTGCTTTTTTTGTGTACTTTGGATTAGTTTTTTCAACCTTATTCCATAATTCTAAATTGTTACTCATAATTTATAGTTTTTCAATTTCTGTTAAACTCCATTTTTTAAACGCTTCAAACTTTTTAGCAATCTCTAAAGATAAATCATTTTCAATTATTGGAGTAGATATTTCAAAAGAATTAACCCATTGTTGTAATTGTTTTTTAACTGGTGCTTTTGCTAATTTATCAGCTTCTTTTTTATCTGATTCAATCTTTGCAAGTCTTTCAGATTCTGCTTTTAATTCAGCATCTTTTTTAGATTTTAATTCAGCTTCTAATTTTGCTTTGGCTTCTTGTTCAGTTTTTAATTTAGCATCTGCTTCTGCTTTTAATTTAGCTTCTTTTTCAGCTTGTAGTTTTCTTTCTTCTGCTAATGCTTTTTCTTTTAGTTCTGCTTCTGCTTTTAATTTAGCATTTTCTAATTCAATTGCTTTTTGTCTTTCAACCTCTGCTAATCGTTCTGCTTCTGCTTTTTGTTCTGCTTCTAATTTTTCTTTTTGTTCGTTTTCAAAACGTGTTTTTTTACCTAATAAATAATCATCAAAATCTTCATCTGTCATTGGGGAAAAATCTAAACCAGTAATATCATCAACATAAGGAGTTAATTTTTCAATTCTACTTTCATTTAATAATTTTGCTTTTTCTTTTTCTAAGTTTTCAAAATACTTTTCAGCCTCTAAAAGTTTAGATTCCATTTCTTGATTAACTACTATTTCTTTATTTTTAATAGCATCAACAAAACGACCTCCAGCAAGATAAAAAGCCTTGTTTGTAGTGTGCCATTTCTCAATCCCTTGCGTTCTATTCTTTACAATTTTTAAACGCAACTCTTTAAATATTGGCAAAGTATCGGTTGTAATTTCTAATTCAATAACATCAGCATAAGATTTTTTTAATACTTCTCTTTCAGCTATTGTAGTACTCAAGCCGCTTGTCATTTCTTGCGCCTTAACTAATTCTAAACCATATAACTCAGGTTTAACTTCTTCTGTAAATTCTAAAGGAATTATCTCTACATTGTTTTCGTGTAAATCCCACTCCACCTGTTCTAATGCTAAATCTTTACTCATAATTTCTATTGTTTTAATTGTTTTTCTTTTTTAATTCGTTCTAATTCTTTTGCTTTTTCTAACACTTTCAAAGCATTATTTCTTTGCTCTTGGTAGTATTGGTAATTAATTAAACTCATACTTTAGTTATTATTATATGTCAAATGTACGTAATTAAATTAAGTTAACCTAATTAATTCGTGATAAATTTTATTATATTTTTCGTTGTTTTAATCTGTGCGAGTTTTTGTTCGTGTGTTTTCATTTAGTAGTTTGAGTATTTAGTTTCTAGTTTATTTTTACATGACAAATAAAGAGTTTCATTTACTTTTATAACATTTCCATCTTCATAAACTAATTCGAATCTAACTGAATTAATCCAATCCTTACCGCTCTTTTCCTTGAAGTAACAAATACGAGTTCCTTTTACTTCTTTCTTTTTAATAAGTTCAAAAACTAAAGGCTCTTTTTTATTTATTTGTTTTAGCCTTGTTTTATGTAGTTTTTCAAAGTTTAATTTACTAATCCATAAATCAATAAATTCAGCATCAGTTAATTTAGTTGATTGAGATACTTTTTTTAATCTGTTTCCTGAAACTTCACTAATTAAGTAAGTCCCGTTTTCTGTGTGTTCAAATTGTCTTTTCATAATTCTGTATAATTCATTTTAGATTCGTAAATGTGATATGTTTCTATTACTTTTATAATTTCTATTTCTGTTTTAAATACTGGAACTTTGATATATTTATAAACAAACATTCTTTTCTTTTCGTTAAAATCTTTTATTAACTTCATTTGATAATAAGAATATTTTCCATGATCGTATGATTGAATTGCAAGTTTATTAACTCTATAAGTAAATACTTCATTTGATATTCCTAGTTTTTCAACTATCTTTTCCTTAGTTATTAATGCTGTCATTTTAAGTACTATATTTTTTATTTGATTTATTAATTACTGCATTATTTTTAGAATGGTTTTGTAAAAAATTTCCCCATTTCTCTTTTTGAATATCAAAATAAGACTTTCCTTTAATATTACTTGGTGAATATTCAGTAGGCTTCGAGCTTATATGATAGTTTTCACATTCATCACATTTATAAACAGACATTTCATCTCTCCAAGGGTTTTTACTATTACTCTTTAAAATTCCTTTAAGAGCTAGTTTTGCTTGCCATTTTTTTAAGTATGGTGTTTTTGTACATTTATTTTTCATCTCTTAAACTTTTAGCTTTATTTTCGTACCATTGAGCTTTTTGTAAATCATTTTCAATAAGTTGATTTGGTTTACTTCCTATTCTCATTCTATATTTAAAAGCACACATTTCGCAATGAGCTATTAATTTTTCAGTTCCCCATATATCAAGCATCATATCAATTACTTCTTTACTACTATTTTTGTAATGGTTCGGATTTATTAGATCATAAGTTTCTTTTACTATCTCAGCATCTTTTACAATTATTTCTTTATGAACTCCTAAAGGTGGATGAGTATAAGAATTAAAGTCATCGTGTTGTATTGGGTTTTCTTCAACTAAATTCTTTTCAATTTCTGAAAGAGGGTAAGTCCAAATTGATTTATTTCCATCAAACATCACATCAATTGAATTTTCGTTTATTCCTTTTATTTCTCCAGCTTTATCTATAAAAATATCCATATAATCATTATACCATACTATTCCATCATCAAACTTAAAACCTTTTACTTTTCTACCTATTAAATTTTCCATTATCTTAATTATTTTTAGTTAAATATTCTTCACAATCTGCGTGTTCTATACTTGCATCAATTCCACGTTTTGCAATTTCATCGTTAAATTGTTTTAAAAAACGCTTTTTAATTTCTATGCTTTCAAAAGTTTTCTTTTCATTAAAGACTATCTTCATAAGTCCGTTAACTGCAATATCTATTTTTTTAGCTTGTTCGTATTCCTTTTCGTTGTCTTGGTATTCTTTCCAGAGTTTTAAAAATTTTTGTATCATAATTTTATCTTCTTATAGTTAATGTAAATATTAAAATAATTATACCCCATAGTATAACTGCAATTGATAGTTTTGTTTTCATAATATATTAAAATAAGTTATTAAATACCCTATTGAAGTTCCTAGTATTGCACCCATAATAAATGCTAATACTCTTTGTTTTGTTTCTGTTAGTTTCATGATTCGTAAATATTTCCGATTACTTCAATAATTGCCTCATCATCTAAATAACCAATTAGAGTTCTATTATATTCTTGTTCTTCTACATCAATACAAAACCCTCCATTTTCAAAAACAACTTTAGTTTTCCAAGTTGTATTAAATCCTTTAATTTTTAAAATATCACCCTCATAAATTTCAATACCGTTCTTGTCTTTTAATCCAGTGTATTGATTTAATATAAATCTGTTTCTAAATACGCTTTCATGAATTGCTGGTTTTTCAAATGTTCTCATCATAAATTCACCACTAAACGAAATACTTAAATCTTCTAACTTACCAATGTATGCTTGGTATATAGGCTCAAAGAATTTATTTTCTTGCAAATCCCACGCTCTAAATTTAATTTCTCTATTTTTCATAATCCTTTTATTATAGTGTTAATTTTGTTTTGATTTTTCTTAATTTTCTTTCTTAGCTCTTTAATTTCTTTCATTTGCTCGCTTGAAAGTTTAAACGATTGAGTTATAAATAAATTTTTATACTCTTTTTTTTCTTTTTTAGCCACTTCTATATTAGCTACTAAAATCTTTAATTCAATTGTTTCGTTCATTTTAATAAGTATTAGGGTTAATAATTACACCGTTGCACTCCATTTGAAAAGGAATGTATTTCTTTGTCTTAAATTGCTCTTTAGCGTCTAAAAAAGCATCCAGTAAGTTGTCTGCTTCAATCTCTAATACATCGAAATCTTTTTCTTGTTCTCCTTTTACTACGAATCTAAAATGTACTGTTACGTTAAATGTTTTCATAATTATTTAGTTTTTATTAATTAGTTGATCTATTTTTATATTAAGCATCAATATAGTCATTGGCTTGTATTGTGCTTTAGGACTATTTTTAAAATGCCAAATTCCGTCTATTAGTTTTTCTGAGTAGTACATAATTATTTAGTTTAAATTGTTATTGAGTACAAATCTACAACATAATATTTTAATGTGCAAACTTTTTATTAAAATAATTTTTTTATGTTTTTATTTGTATATGTCAAATAGTTTTTTTATGTTTGTACTCTAATATTTAAACAATAGAAAAATGAAAACAGAATTTAAACCGATTGCAATGCGTTGCAATAAACAACAATTTAATGAGTTAAAACCTAGGCTTGATAAGTATGGGTTTATATTTCAATACGATATATTTGATTTAAAATATCGTGACGATTCATTTTTAACTAATAACTATGACGGTAATAACTTAATCGGTTTTACACTTATTTCATCAAAGAGAGAAACTTACGAAACCTTCAACGCTGATTTATTTTTACAATGTTGCGGTGTTGAATTAGAAGAAACATTTACACTTACTAAATCGGAAATAATAGAAAACAAAGATAAGACACTAAAAGAAATGTTTAAGGATGTTTTTGAAGTTGAGTTAGAAGTTTGTAAGTGGTATAAACATAAAGGTTTAGAATATATTTTCTGCTTTAATGGTTGTTACGAAGATTGTAGCCAATATGGAATTACTAAAAACGGATGGAATAATGAAATAAGTTCAGATAAAAGGCATTTACACAATTTTATATCAGCCACCGAAGAAGAAGTTAAAACTGCATTGGTGAATGAGGCTATTAAGAGAGGTTTTAAAGAGGGTGTATTAATAGATAAATTGCTTAAAAACAATTGCGGAACTTGTAAACAACCATATAAAACAAAACAAGTTTCAAACGAAGATTTTCAATTTGATTTTGATATTAATTATTTATTTATTGGTAATTTATTAGTTTTTGCTGAAGGAAAATGGGCAGTGGCAATAAACAAAGTAGATATGACTCTACAAGATATATA